TTGCCTCCATGGGTCTTGGGGGCGGAATGGTGCTTATAGTTTATCTGACGGTCTTTGCAGGCTTTTCGCAACTAGCGGCGCAGGGGATAAACCTCGTGTTTTTTATCCCCATCGCAATAATAAGCCTTGTGCTTCACACTAAAAACAAGCTTGTGGAATGGAAAAAAGCCGTTCCCGCAGTTTTGTGGGGAACGGCTGCTGTTATCATATCAGCATGGCTTGCAAACAGGATAGAGCAAAGCCTGCTTTCAAAAGCTTTTGGTATTTTCCTTATCCTAATGGGACTGAAAGAGTTATTTTTCAAGAGTGAAAAGCACGAGTTCAAAAGGGTCTGAGAAACGCTGTGTCCAGCCACTGTTGCCTACTCCCCTTGACACCACAAGCGTTGTATCGTTCACGCTGTAAATGCCGTCGGTATATTTCGGGAACAAGCCCTGACCGGGTGCATAAAGACCGTTCACAAGAGGAAGTCTTATAAGTCCGCCATGTGCGTGACCTGTGAAGTCTATGTCTATATGCGTACCACACTGAACAGCCGTTTTGCTGAAATAATTGCAGTCCTCAGGGTAGTGGTTCAGGAGAATGACAAAATCCTCTTTTGCCTGAGAAAAAGCCTCGCTGTCATTATCCATATTGTCAAATCCCAACAGGCTTATAGTATCACCATTTCGTGTGAGTGTGGTATGCTCGTTATAGAGGACGTTTACACCATAGCTTTCACAGCCTGCAACAAACTGTTCCCTTTCCTCCTGAGAAAGATTATATTCATGGTTGCCCATAACAAGATACACCGGGCATATCTCAGGAAGCTTTTTCATAAACTCAAGGGAACGGTCAACATCGGGGAAGATCTGGTCAACACTGTCCCCTGTAACAAAGATATAGTCAGGCTCACAGTCTTTGACCTTTTCCGTCAGCCTATCTATATAGCCCTTGCCCCACTCGTTGTGGAAGTCAGATATCTGAACTATCTTACAGCCCTCGAAGCCCTCAGGTAAGTTATCAAAATGCGCTGACAGCTTTTTGACCTCGATATAGGTATTAGACCACACGAAATCGGCTAATATCATTACCACAAGCACTATTATCACTATGATGATATTTCTTTTCTGCTTTTTAGTCAGCCTGCTTTGCTTTTTTTCTTCTGTATTCAAGATAGCCCTCCAAAATTATCGTTGCGGCAACTGTATCTACAACAGCCTTTCTTGCCTTTCCCCTGACGTTTGTTTCGTTAAGGATATTGTGTGCTGTGACAGTTGTGGAACGCTCGTCCCACATTCTCACCGGCAGATCGGTACGCTCTTTCAAAAGCTCGGCAAACGCCCTGCACTTCTCTGCTCTTGGTCCCTCTGTGCCGTTCATGTTTATAGGCAGACCTACTATTATCTCACCTGCACCGTATTCAGCCGCTGTCTGAGCCGCCTTATCTGCAAGCCTTTCGGCGTTTCTTTCAGGAACAGTGCCGATAGGAGAAGCAAGGAACTCAGAGCGGTCGCTTATTGCGAAACCTGTTCTTGCGTCACCATAATCTATTGCCATTATTTTCATTTTGCACACCTCTATATCAAGACTTTTCTTATCATTATATCATAACACTGTCTGTAAAACAAGTCCTAAAGCAGGATTTGGGGAATTAAACTTGTAGGTTTACAATAGTTGTGTTACGAAACGTATCACATCTTTTTTTATGCCTAAATCTTGAAAAATCGGAAGTAGGTATGCAGGGGGTAAAGGTTAGTATTACCCTTTACCCCCTGTCGCACAAGCGCACAAGCAGGCAGTAAGGCAAGTAAACACGCCGTTTACGGCTGTGCGGTCATATGCAATAACAATCGCACACGCACAAATATAATCGCACAGAGGTGAAAAATAATGCCGAAACAGTCTTGTAATTGGTGTTTTACAATAAATAATCCGTCAAAGGTCAAGACCTGTGGAGAAAAGGATAAATTTAAAGACCTCACGTTTGATACTGATGAAAAGGTGATAAACTTCATTATGCAGTATGAGGAAGTAAACTATTACGTCTTTCAGCGTGAACGAGGTCACAACGAGAATACCGAACATATTCAAGGTTTTATTCAGTTTAAAAATCGCAAGCGTGGCACTACCTTGCAGAATATGTTTCCACCACAGTTCTTTCACGGAGAGTTCGCCAACGGCACAGCACAACAAGCAAGCGACTATTGCAAGAAGTCAGATACTCGCATTGGCGAGGTTCATGAGTGGGGCGAACTGCGTGTAACAAAAGGCGGTAAGCAACTTACAAATGAGGATATCCTACAACGTATAAAAGAAGGTGCTGACGATATCCGACTTCTTGAAGAATTTCCGCAACTTTGGAATCAAATTGACCGCCTGCAAAAAGTCCGTGATTTATACGTCTTTGATAAATGGCGAAATGTGTTCCGTGATGTTCAGGTCACATATATCTGTGGACAATCGGGAACAGGTAAAACAAGAAGTGTTATGGAGCAATACGGCTATGATAAAGTTTATCGTATCACCGACTACAAACACCCTTTTGACAGTTACCACGGGCAGGACGTTATTGTCTTTGAGGAGTTCAGAAACAGCCTGCCTATTGATAATATGCTTAACTACCTTGACGGTTACCCTCTTGAACTTCCTGCAAGATATATGAATAGGATAGCTTGTTTTACAAAGGTGTACATCATATCAAATTGGAATTTTGAAGAACAGTACACCGCTATTCAGCACAAGTATTATGAAACGTGGAACGCCTTTGTTAGACGTATTGACAAGATTGTTACATATAAAGACGGCATGATTTTTGAGGAAATTGACCTCAAATCATATAAATTGAAGTATAATCTTGATAAAGATGAAAACTTACAACCATAACGAAAGGACGAATGAAAATGAAAAACTATGACAATCCGAAAATGTTCCGTTATGAGGCAGACAGCCTTGAAAGGTTTGTGCTTTCCCACCAATTCCTTAAGCCGTATCTTGACAGCTATAATATTCATATGGCTAAGTATTTTCTTAGCGGTGAATATGAGTGCAGGAAAAAGGCTCTTTATTTCAAAAAGAAAATACAATCGTGCTAGTTGTACAATGTGTACAAAAAAACACCCTACAAAAATATAAACATACGAAAAATCTTGATTTGTATTGACATTTCGCGTGATGTGTGTTAATATCTAAGCATAGCAAAGAGTACAAATAATTGTACAGTAAATGAAAGGAGTGTACGTTTATGTACATAATCAAAGGTTTTAAGAAAAACTCTGGAACGCTTAAAAACGGCAAGCCGTGGGATAACTACACGCTGTTTTGCCTTAAAGAAGAAAATGGCGTAACAGGATATGCCGTGCAGGCTGTGAAAGTTCCTACAAAGATATTGCAGGACACTTTTCCCGACAGTTCCGCACTTATTGACACGTCAATCAAAGTCAACTATGAAATCAGAACTTACGGCGGACAGGATAAGGCTGTTGTTGTAGGTATTGATATACTTTAATCAATGAAAGGAGAAATATTCAATGGGTGCTTCACTTCTTGCTGATGATGTCGCAATTACAAGCGGTATCAGCACAATTACATCAGTTGTTGGTCAGGTTTGGACAACAATGACAGGTAATCCGCTTGTAATGGCATTTGTCGGTGCTTCACTTCTCGGTGTTGGTATCGGTGTTGTAAGAATGCTTACAAAGGGCAAAGCTTAATTTTCGTGTACAACCGCTTGGGGGCGGAGCGTCTGCTCCGTCCTCTATTTTTTTACGAAAGGAGAAAACAATATATGAAAACTAAACTACGGCGGTTTACCGCTGTTTTGTCCGCTATGCTGTGTATGATATGCTGTGTATTGTCTGCCGTTCCTGCGTTTGCTGATGATACTGATTCTGTTTTTACTGAACATATTTTTTCACAACTAGAAAATACCTATCCTCATTCCGAATATTCCTATATGGTTATATCCTATAAACTTACTGATAGTTCACTTTCATATTTTCAATGTTTCGTTGTTTCTCAATCTTCTAAAATATTTTATAATTCTTCTGATAGAACTGTTTCTACAGATGGAACATTTATTGATTCATTTGTTCATCGCTTTAAGGAATATTCTTGTAACCGTGAAGTTAGGTATGGTAATATCGTTTATGCTGATATTAAAGACTTAAAAATTATCTATTCTGATTTACCAGTTTATGAAGGTGATGTACCTATCTATACTGACCCTAACGCTCCTCTTGTTCCCTTTTCCGTTCAGTATTCCCGAAAACTCACAACAGGTATGTCACGTTCGGGAACATTGTCCGCTCCGGGTGCAAAAAATGACGGTGAAACTATAACAAACAACAATATTGATGTTACTGTCAAGCTTACTGACGAATACAAGCAGGCTATGCAAAAGGCTCTTGATAAGGACCCGAAAGCAACGCAATATACATATCAGTATGTATTGTTCATAACACCGTATGATCCGAATATTTTCGGCACTAAAAAAGCTATGGACGGAGCGATTTATACTTTTCTTGATAAGTCAAAATACGTACTTACAACAGCTTACGGAAAAACAAAACCCAATACAACAACAGATTTAAAGTATGATACTGTTAGTACACCCGACAGTTCGTCCACTGATACATCTTCAAGTAACGTTGGTGAAATGACCTCTGAAAATGCTGACGGCGTTGCAAATTCGGCTTTCTGCAATGGTGTTACACCGCTTTTCGGTCTGCCTATTGCCAATGGTGCGAATATGACTAACACGCACACGATAAATCTTGAAAATATCAAATGCTCTGACAAACTCGGTGAACAGGATATCTTGTATATCGTGGTTGTTGGTAAACGTTATCTGTATGAAACAGGTGCCGAGGGTTACGCAAAGGACTTTTACGCCAATAATGCAGAGTTTAAGACCTTTTACAAAGAGCTACCCGACAACGCCGTAGCAAGCAAGATAAATGGCTTGTATGGCGGTAATGGTTACGATTTTTACACCGTTGTTTCTGACGGCTTTTCATTCAAAGATTATCCCGATTATAAACCATTAGAGATAAACGGCGTTGAATACCCTACGGATAAGCCTATTTCAGATATGCTTGATGATCCTTTTCCACCTAGCAAGATTACTGACTATGACGGACTTGAAAACGGCACAGACTTTGACACAAAAGAAGATTTTGACGATTATATAAATAATAAGAAATATGATGAACAGTATGGTACATTTAATTTCAATTTAACTGATATATCTTCTATTTTTGACGGCTCGTCCGATTTCTTTAAGTTTATGACGGCTAGTATTGGCATCTTACCCCCTATATTTATAACCATACTTATTGCATTTTTTACTATCATGTTAGCAATTTGTTTAGTTAAATGGGTAGTAAAGTAAGGGGTGTTTGTATGGACTTTTTTGAACTTATGCACGTTATATACGAACATCTTTACAAGATATTCGCTTTTCGTCTCCAACTTGGCTCTTATAATTTTACAATAGGTTCTGTTATATTTGGACTTTTTGTCATTTCCTGCTCAGTTGCCCTCTTACAGTACCTTTTTGGTGATTAATATGTTAGATTTCTCATTATATTTGTTTTTATGTTTCATAGTAATGCTTATCCTATGGCATTACAACAAGAAAGGATATTGATATGTTAGCTATACTCAAACTCTTTGTGATGATACTTTTTGTTGTTCTTTTTTTCTCTGCCCTCTGCGGTGTGGCGGTGTTTATTTCTGACATCAAACGTTTTAAGCTTGATACACAAATGAGCCTGCCACGCCAAAAGCTTATAGAGCGGTATATAGACCAGCAGGAACTTGAAAAGGGTGGTGATGATAATGCTGTATGATGTTGAAAATTCTTGTTACCAACTTCTTAAACTTTTAGGCTGTGATTTGTCCGCAATAGACACTATAACAACTTGGAAACAGTTTGGCGTGTTATGTATTGAATTTATATTCGCCTGCATAATGCTTTATCTGCTGTGGAAAATGCTCTATAATGCTATGATACGCTTTTTCAATCCTCGGAGGTGGTAGCCGTGTGGACTATTCTTGCTTTGTACATTATCTCTGTTATACTTTATTTTATTTTTAATTGGAGTGATAAATAAATGGTTATTTTAGATTATTTCGTCCGTCTGCCCGCCCTCACGGCTTATGTTGCATATGACAAAGCCACCGCCCTTTATTTCAACTGGAAACAGCTTTTTCAAGGTTGGGGTATACATTTATACGTCGGCAAATTCGGTGCAGGCAAAACCTCGCTTATGGTGACGGAAGCGTATAAGCTGTGTTGTAAGTATCCGCAACTACATATTGTCACAAATATCAAGCTTTCGGGCTTTCCCGAATATACAAAGATTTATCCGCTAAACTCTCCGCAGGATATCTTGAACGCTCCTAAAAATACTTTAGTCTTGATTGACGAGATAGGAACGATTTTCAACAGCCGTGATTTTTCGGGCGGTCGCAACAGTGTTCCAAAAAGTCTTTATCAGCATTTGTGCCAATGCAGAAAACGCCGTATGATGATACTTGCAACAGTTCAGCGGTTTAACCTCTTAGACAAGCAGATACGTGATATAACCGCTGATGTTACCGCCTGCCGAACACATTTCAGACACCCTTTTACACGGCTTATGACAGGCTATAAGTATGATATAGAGGAGTATGAAATGTATTCTGAAAATCATTCTTACACGCCTGTGTGTTCGTCCACGATCACACATTTGCAACGTAATCAGTACCGCAAGCTTTACGATACTTCGGAACTTGTAACGAATATGCTCAACAAAGATTATATATCTGATGAAGAAATATTGCGTAATCGTGATAGCGAAAGCAATAATATTCCCCTTGACCGCAAACAGAATAAGCGTATGCGTAAGCAAAGCAAATGGTAAAAAAACACCGCTGAGGTTGCCTTTAGGCTCTCAGCGGTGTTCTGTGCTATTGCATATTGTTGTATTTTTCATCAATAAGTATTTGCTTTATCTCCTGCAATTCCTTATTTGTCTTGCTCGTGTTAATTGCTGTGCATACTATTGCTATAAATAGCACCAGGTTGATTATTATGCTTACTATCGCAAAACCTAACAGCATTGTTGCCAATGCCTCGCTTGAATTGATTATCTCACTCATTTTCTATCCCTCACTCTTGTTGCTTAAATATTCTGTCAGCAATTTCTCAATGATTTTTGCTACGCTTGTTTTCTCCTTGATTGCTTGTATCTTAGCTTTTTCAAGAATGTCTTGGTCAATCGTTGTTGTAAATTTTACTTTTGACATTAAAATCACTCCTTTGATTTAGTATATCACATTTTTGCTAATACGTCAATACGTATATTTTGTACAAATATTTATACGTATATTCGTGTAATTTGCCTATTGCAATATACGTGTATACGTGTTATAATATATATAGTGAAAGAGATAAAGGTAACTTTCACAGCGGAGGAAATTGAAAGGAGTGAGGATAATGCAGAACATGCCTACAGCTACAGAACTTGCGATAAAGTATGCAAAGCGTGAACAGCTTAGAATTATTATAGACAAGGCTCTGAACATTCATGCTGATTGCGAATATGAGGCTTTATCAAAGCTGATTAACGAACTCAAACAAATGCTTGAAGAAGCATAAAAAAATGTAGTCGGCAATCCG